ATCAATTAATATCTTGTCCTTCATTTATACCAATATACAGATTTATAGGATTAAATATTGCTGATTATGCTATATATAGCGTGCATAATTATATAAATCCAGGATCTCAAATGCACAAAGGAATCATTGGATGCTGGATGTCTCATAAGAACGCTATACAAAATCTATTAACCAATGATATTATAGATGTGTGGTACCTAGTACTGGAAGATGATATTTTTATAGATCCTAATTTTTGGAACCATTTATTGAATTTTGAGCCCCCAGACGATGCTGATATGATTTTTTTTGATAGTTCCAAGCAACAACCAAGTTCTGAATATATAATTGACACAGAATGCAGTTTATCAAAAATATATACTAGTTGGCCAATTTTTGCTGGCACACATTGCTATACTATTAAAAGTTCTAGCTTAAATAAAGTATACAATATTTTAGATGGTGTAACAACTTTTAAGGATATAGATGGATACCTTTTTGACAATTCCAATATAATAAAATATAACTATAACACAGAATTAATTAGAATCAATTATAATTTTCAATCAGATAGACTAACTCCTTTATAGAAAGTAATATATTATGCAAGTAAAAATAATATCATCAATATTAGATGTTGTAGAATCTAAAGAATTGGATGTTTCCGAAGACTTAGAAAAAGATGAAAAATCTTTAGCATCCATTAAAGAAATATTTACAGGTAATAATGAAAAAGAAAAAGAAGAAAATAACAACTGATTTTCAAAATAAATACAATGTTAACGAAGAAGATTTCATACAAGTTATAAAAAAAATTACACAAAAATTAAGCTATAAATTTAAATTTGGATACCACGAAGTTGATGATATGAAGCAACAGGCTACTATTTTTGCTTTGGAAGCTTTGGAAAGATACGACAAAACTAGACCATTAGAAAACTTTTTATGGACTCATGTTAGAAATAGATTATTTAATTACAAGAGAGATAATTATCAAAGACCAGACAAGCCGTGCTTAACATGTCCTTTATATGACCCCAAATTAAAATGCTCTACCAGCGGCTGTAAAGAATTTAACAATAAAAGCGATTGTGAATTATATAAGCAATGGGAAGACAGGAATAATCGTAAAAAGAATCTGGTGCAAATGTCAACACAAATTAATGAAGAAACAATATTAGATACTAAAGATTTATTTGATAATATTTCTAATCATGAAATAATGAAACTTTTAGATGAAAAACTCACATATCAATATAGAGAAATATATTTAAAAATTAAAAATGGCGAAAAAGTATTATCAGCAGATCTAAACAAATTAAAAACAGAAATATTAAAAATTATCAATAACAATGAGTACAATACCTAAAAAACGTGGACAATTAAGTTTAGAAGAAGAAAAATTTATTAAAGACAATATAGATACATTGTCTATAGAAGAAATAGCATCTAATTTAAATCGTAACTCTACTCCCATAGAAAGATTCGTAAAAGAAAACAAATTATTATTAAATAATAAAGAAGAATCTAATGAGTATGAAATTTTAAAAATTAAATTACATAGCAAGCCGTTTTGGCAAGAAATCTTGCGTCAGTTTGATGAGGATAGTGGAGAGCTTAAATATTTTGAAGACACATGGATAGGTTTAATAAAACAGTTCCGTGAAGATGTACTACCAGCAGAAGAACTACAAATTAAGCAATTTATTACCATAGATATTCTAATTAATAGAAGCATGAAAGAACGCAAGAGACACATAACAGAAACGGAAAAATTGCAAAGATTAGTTGATAAAGAATACGAGAAGAAAGAAGAGGAAAGAGATATTCCTAAATTAGCTAATTTAGAAACGCAATTGAGTTTCGCCCGCAATAGTATTGCTAGTTATACCAACGAATATACCAAATTATTAAATGAGCAACAAAAAATAAGCAAAGATCTTAAAGCCACTAGAGAACAACGAATAAAAAGAATAGAAGATGGTAAAAGCTCTTGGGTTGGTTTGATACGAATGCTGGAAGATGAAGAAATTAGAGAGCAAGAAGGCAGGCAAATGGAGATTATCCGTATGGCCACAGAAAAAGCAAAACAAAATTTAGCAGACTATCACAATTACCAGGACAATACCGTTGATATACCATTTCTAACACCAGAAACAGTAAAATGAGAAATTATAACGATCCAAACTATAAAGAGTGGAGGCACCAAGTCTATAAAAGAGACAAATATAAATGTCAGTGGCCCAATTGCTCCTATACTGGCAAAAAATTAAATGCCCACCACATCAAAAAGTGGAGCGAATACCCTGGGTTGAGATTTCATCCCTCCAATGGAATCACACTCTGCTACAATCATCATAAATTAATAAAAGATATGGAAAGTGATTATGAGTTATTTTTTTTAAAACTGGTAGCATCAAAAAATGAATTATCCTGAATTTACAGTTATAGTTGATACCAGAGAACAAAATCCCTGGGAATTAAAACATTACGCAAAAGCTAATAAAAAATTAGATACTGGTGACTATAGCATAGAAGGATACGAAGATATTTTATGTATAGAGCGTAAGTATAGTATTTCCGAATTTGCTAATAACATGAGCGAAAAAAGATTTGTTAATGTTCTTGAACGAATGAGCAAATATAAATATGCTTATATTATAATGGAATTTGATTTTGAAGATATATTAAATTTTCCCATAGGCACAGATATTCCCAAGAAAGTATGGGATAAATTGCGCATTTCTCCAGCTTATATTATTAAATACATTACAGATATTCAAATGAAATATAATGTACACATATTATTTTGTGGTTCGTCTACTGGCGCAGAAAAAATGGCACTATCAATCATGAGAAGAGTAATAGAATATAATGCAAAAAAACCAGACAGTATTTGACGACGCGTGGTTAGGCTTAGGGGATCTTAATTCCATCTCTACCCCTTCTAATCCCATGATACATAGATTAAAAGAAGACATAGAAAATCCGGACTTGCATCTTTTACGAATATTGAGAAATCCGTTATATTTTGGAGCAACATGTAAATTACTATTTAATATAGAGCTACATCCCATACAAGTGGCCATTCTTCAGGAATTTTGGATAAGACCATTTCCCATGTTTATAGCTAGTCGTGGATTTGGTAAAAGTTTTTTAATGGCTTTATACTGCGTTTTGAGAGCTATCTTAATCCCTGGCACAAAGGTTGTGGTTGTTGGTGCTGCTTTTAGACAAAGTAAAGTTATATTCGAATACATGGAAACAATATGGAGAAATAGTCCCATACTGCGTAGCATATATAGTGGCAATGATGATGGACCAAGAAGAGATGTTGACAGATGTACATTAAGACTAGGAGACAGTTGGGTAATGGCTATTCCTATGGGCGATGGGAGTAAAATTAGAGGTCTTAGAGCTCATATAATTATAGCAGACGAATTTGCATCTATTAGTCCCGATATTTATGAGACCGTTGTATCAGGCTTTGCTGCGGTTAGTGCCACCCCTATACAAAATGTAAAAGATCAAGCCAAAAAACAAGCTATGATACAAGCCGGTATATGGAATGAAGAGCTGGAAAACTTAGAATTAAAAAAAGGTAACCAGGCAATTATCTCTGGCACAGCAGATTATGCTTTTAAGCATTTTGCTAGTTATTGGAATAGATATAAAGGTATTATAAATAGCAAAGGTGATAAAAAAGCTTTAGAAGAAATTTTTAAAGGAGAAGTTCCAGAGAATTTTAACTGGAAAGATTATAGCATAATTCGTATACCATATGAATTGATACCCAAAGGCTTTATGGATGATAGACAAGTAGCTAGAGCCAAAGCAACTATACATAGCGGCATATATAATATGGAATACGCCGCTTGTTTTACATCTGATAGTAATGGATTTTTTAAACGTAGCTTGATAGAAAGCTGTGTTGTTAGCGATACCAATCCTATTATTATTCCAGAATTTGGTCCTGTTATTTTTGACGCCGTTACTTCTGGTGCTACAGGCAAACAATATGTTTATGGCATAGACCCTGCTAGCGAACAAGATAATTTTAGTATTATTATACTCGAATTAAATAAAAACCATACCAGAATAGTATATTGCTGGACTACTAATCGTACCAATTTTAAAGAAAGACAAAAGGCTGGATTGGTAGACGAATTTGATTTCTACAGATTTTGCGCCAGAAAAATTAGAAACCTTATGAAAGTTTTTCCATGTGCCAGAATAGGAATGGATGCTCAAGGCGGTGGCATAGCTATAGAAGAAGCTCTACATGACCCTTCCAAGTTAGAACCAGGAGAACAACCAATATGGCCTGTCATAGATTATGATAAACCAAAAGATACCGATAATCAACAAGGATTACATATACTGGAATTAGTCCAATTTGCAAAAGCGGATTGGACAGCTCAGGCTAATCATGGATTACGAAAAGACTTAGAAGATAAAGTTTTGCTATTTCCAAGATTTGATGGATTATCTTTAGGGTTAGCTATAGATAAAGAAGGCATGAATATTATGGAGGCTGATCTTGATAGTAATATTTATGATAGTTTAAGTGAATGTATATTAGAAATAGAAGAATTAAAAAATGAATTGACCACAATAGTAATGACACAAACTAGCACTGGTCCCAACGCTAGAGATAGATGGGATACCCCAGAACTTAAACTTCCAAATGGTAAAAAAGGAAGACTTCGCAAAGACAGATATAGCTCTCTTGTTATAGCTAATATGCTCGCTAGACAAATGGGTAGAATTTTAATTGGACCAAGCTATGATATAGTTGGAGGAAATTTACAAACAATGACAAAACAAGACGGAGATATGTATAAGGGTCCGGAGTGGTTTGTATCAGGAGCTAACGAGTCTAATTTTTTTGGAGTTTATAGATAAAAATAGGTGTAAATTAAATTAATACTATTACAATACTATTATGATACAATTATGACAAAAAATTATCCAAAAAGCGATGCTATACAAAATGCGGCCATCGAGAACGAACACGCATATGTTGCTTGGGGAGAAGATTTAGATAGCAAAGAAAAGGCTTTAAATGAAGCGTCCAAAGCTTTATCAGAATTTGATATTGTGCATCATTCGTCAGGAAGCGCAAGATACAGAACAGATTACTCCAATTTAGATAGCAATACTAGCGGCCGCCCAGGACTAACTAGGGCTGACTACGACAAATTCAGACCAGATGAAGCTGTTCCAGAAAAGCTACGAGGCATAATTAAAGCGGCCGATTCTATATACCATAGAGTTGGTTTAGTCAAAAACGTTATTGATCTCATGGGAGATTTTGCTTGTCAGGGCATAAAATTGTCACATCCAAATAAAAGGATACAAAGATTTTATAGGAATTGGTTTGAAAAAGTTAATGGTTATGAGCGTAGTGAAAGATTTCTGAACAATCTTTATCGTACTGGTAATGTGGTTATAAACAGACAAACTGCTAAGATAAGTTTAAAGGTTACAGATAAATTATATAGAAGCGTTGCTGCTGCTGACTTAATAGTTACTGATGATGAAGTAAAAGTTGAAAAAAGAGAAATCCCCTGGAAATATACTTTCATAGATCCTGCGTATGTGGATGTGATTGGCGGACCACTAGCCTCTTTTTCTGGCTCAAAAATTTATGCTATTACTCTTCCATCAAATTTAAGAAGAATTATCAATAGCCCAAAAAATGAATATGAACAAAAAATTGTTTCTGGATTACCTAGCACAGTAATAGAAGCGGCAAAAATCAAAAAGCCATATGTCTTAGATATCGAAAAAACATCTGTTTTCCATTATAAAAAAGATGATTGGTCCACATGGGCTTATCCAATGATATATAGTATTATGGATGATATATTTATTATTGAGAAGCTTAAATTAGCAGACTTGGCTGCTTTGGATGGAGCTATTAGCAATATTCGTATATTTAAACTAGGTAGTCTTGAACATAAGGTAGCTCCAACTAAAGCTGCCACAGCAAAGCTTGCCCAAATATTACAAAACAATGTTGGCGGCGGCACGATGGATCTTGTTTGGGGTCCAGATATTGAATTGATAGAAAGTAAGACTAATGTGCATCAATTTCTTGGCGAGGGTAAATATACTCCTCACTTAAATAGTGTTTATGCTGGTCTAGGTATTCCTCCAACATTAACTGGAACATTTGGTGCTGCTGGTACAACTAATAACTTTATTAGTCTCAAAACATTAACTCAAAGACTACAATATGGTCGTAAAATTCTTGCTTCATTTTGGAAACAAGAGATAGCAGCAGTACAAAAGGCTATGGGATTCAGATTTCCCGCTAAAATAGAATTCGATAGAATGGATCTTAGTAATGAAGATGCAGAAAAGGCTTTATTAATTCAACTTGCTGATCGTAATATTATTAGCGATGAACTTGTTCAAACCGCATTCGGATTTGATTCTGAGATGGAAAAAGTACGAGTTAAAAGAGAACAAAGAGAAAGAGACAGCGACAGTTATGTGCAAAAATCCGGACCGTTCTATAATCCAGAAATTAATAACGAACTTCGTAAAATTTCATTACAGACTGGTATTGTAGCACCTAGCGAAGTTGGATTAGAACTAGAAAAGAAAAAGGGTGGACAAAAGAGCGCTATGGATGCTAAGAATGATGCCTTGGTTCAAAAACAAGCGTTGACACCCTCAAAACCAACAGGCGTTCCTGGACAGGGAAGACCAAAAAATAGCAAAGATTCTGGTCAGAGACAAACAAAAAGATTTACTCCACAAACCGGAGCATCATTACAAATTTGGGCAAACGAAGCTCAAGATAAAATTAATGAAATTATGAATCCATATTTCTTAGAGTTTTATAACAAAAAAAATATGAGGAGTTTAGCTAATGACGAATACTCTGAAGCAGATACCACAAAAACCAAATTACTATTTTCTTTAGAGCCATACGAAACAGTATCAGAGGAGTCATTATTAAATAAATTACAAACATTAGATATTAATAGTAATCAATTTTATAATACATATAAACAAACTCTCAAAGCTATAAGTTCAGATTTAGATAGAGTGTTGTCCAACGATGAATTAAAAATAATCAAATCATTAGTATTTGTGGAAAATAGTGTATAATTGCACAGGAGAATACTATGATAATTTATCCAAATGAAATAAATGATGGTTTAGAAGATAAAATTAAGGCTTCGGCTAGCGTTTCATATGCTGCTTTAGCAGAACCTGTTAATGATACCGAGACCACATCCAAAATAAAGGCCAATAAAGCAATAGCTGGTATAGACGATAGCGATCTATACTATGTTCAGTCCATTCTTGTTACTTCTAGCTGGAATAAAAACGACGATATATTCGATAAATTAGAGGTTTGGCAGGCTAGAAATACTCCAGAAGATAAGCCCACGAATCTTGATCATAATGAAGAAGTTATTATTGGCCATATAACATCTAATTGGCCAATTACTGAGGATGGTATACTAATAGACCAATCAACCCCGTCAGACAACCTTCCTGATAAATTCCATATCCTTACAGGATCAGTTATTTATAAGGGCTTTAGCAATCCTGAGCTTAAAGATCGCTCAGATAAACTTATTGCAGAAATAGAAAATGGCACAAAATATGTTAGTATGGAGTGTTATTTTAAGGGATTTGATTATGGCGTTCAAGATAAAACTAGTGGAGAATACAAAGTTATTGCCAGGAACGAGGAAACCTCACATTTAACCAAATATCTTAGAGCTTATGGCGGATTAGGAGAAAATGATAACTATAAGATTGGTAGAGTTTTAAGGCAAATCACATTTTCTGGTAAGGGTTATGTTGACAAACCAGCTAACCCAGATAGTATAATATTCAATCTTAATAAAGAAAAAAATAATGGTTTTGTAAAAGCCGGTGTATTTTCAGATTGTCCCAATAATATGGAGAATAATGATATGAATCTAGAACAACAAATCGCTGAACTAAAAGCCAAAGTAGAAGCTGCTACCGATTGCGCTTCTGCTACCAAAGAAGCCTATTCATTAGCTAACGAACTAAAGGATAGAATTGCTTCATTAGAAAAAACAATTCAAGAAAAAGAAGCATCTCTTGCTTCTGTTCAATCTTCATTAGATGAACTAGTTGCTTCAACCGAAGCTGCTAAAAAGAACAATGAAGAAGAAAATATGAAGAAAGAAGAAATGTTCAAGAAAACAAAGTCTGAATTAGACGAAGCTCTAGAAGCCATTGCTGCTTATAAGAATAAAGAAGCTGAAATGATGAAGAAAGAAAAGAAGATGAAGAGAATGGCTTCTTTAGTTGAGAGAGGTATCGATCAAGATACTGCTGTAGCAACCGTTGATAAGTTCGAAAATCTAGAAGATGAAGCTTTTGATAGTTTAGCCGAACTTCTAAGCGTTGCTGCTAAAAAAGTAACACCAAAAGAAGAAAAGCCTGTTGCTAGCGAAGATGTTTTAGAAACAGCAGAAACCACAGAAGCTGCTGATCTAAGTGTTGGTGGTGAAGAAGACGCTATTGAAACCACTCGCGCTGCATTGGTTGATTTTGTTTATAACAGACTTAATAAGAAAAATTCTAAAAAGGGAGAATGAAACATGGCTCTAAAACCTGATCGTATCGAATCTTACACAGATATCTCATTTTTCATGAACTCAACTGGCGAGCGCGGTGGCGTGGTTGTTCACAACACAACTGGTGTTGGCGCTTCAATGGACGATGCTGGTGCTACTGTTACTTATCCAACAGGTAGTCCTAGCGGCACTGTTCCAGCTGGTGTTCTACTAAATGATGTTAGAAATTATGACCTAACCAGAACTCACATTAACTGGCACAAAGATGAAGTGCAAGTTGGTGGCAAGGTCACTCTACTCCGTAGAGGTCAAGTAACTACTAACGTTGTGGCTCCTGGTGTTACACCAGTGGCTGGCGGTAGTGCTTACTACGATGGTCTTGGCAGATTTACCACAAACGCTACCAATTCTGTAAAGGTTGGCAGATTTTTAAGTGGTCTTGATAATGATGGTTATGTCAAAGTAGACGTTAATGTAACTTGATATTAGGGAGACAAATTCACATGGCTACACAACACTTTAATCCAACACCAGAACTAACTGATCTTCTTGTTAAGTCTGGTTCACCCCGCAAAGAAGAGGCTTTAGCTGCCAATGCTGAATTTGCAAAAGCTCTAGAGCAACCACTTCGTCAAGGGATTCTAAATGGCGATATTCTAGACGGTATTTTCGAGCCAATCGTTTTGGCTCAAAGTGCTACTCCAGAATTCCCACTAGACTTCCTTAGCCCTGGCACAGAAAAGGACTTTGTGGCTTACACAATTCCTAACCACGGCTACATTCCAGAACGTCATGTTGAGGGTGACTATGTTATGGTCCCAACCTTCGATATTGGCGCTAGCATCGACTATCTCCTAAAGTATGCTCGTGATGCTCGTTGGGATATTGTTGGTCGTGCTATGGAAGTACTAGAAGCTTCATTTGTCAAGAAGATGAATGATGATGGTTGGCACACACTACTTGCTGCTGGTGTTGATCGTAACATCGTGGTATTTGATAGTGATGCTGATGCTGGTCAGTTTACAAAGAGACTAGTTTCTCTTATGAAAACTGTTATGCGTAGAAACGGTGGCGGTAACTCAACCTCAACCAATCGCGGTCAATTAACAGACCTTTATGTTTCTCCCGAGGCTGTTGAAGATATTCGCAATTGGGGTCTTGATCAAGTTGATGAAGTTACCCGTAGAGAAATCTATGTTGCTGCTGATGGTAGCGGCGTTCTTAACAGAGTATTTGGTGTTAACCTTCATGATCTAGATGAACTAGGCGAAGGTCAAGAGTACCAACTATTCTATGAAAACGTTCTACTAGGTACTCTACCTCCTGGCGACGTTGAAATGGTTGTTGGTCTTGATCTCAGAAAGAGAGATAGCTTCATAATGCCAATTCGTGAGCAAGTTCAAATCTTCGAAGACGATACTCTACATCGTCAAAAGAGAGCCGGCTTCTACGGTTGGGCCGAGCAAGGCTTTGCTGTTCTAGACAACAGAAGAGTAATCATCGGTTCTCTCTGAAAATTTCATACTATAATATGAACCCAAGAAGAAGGCTAGCTTAATCGCTAGCCTTTCTTTTTTGGTGTATCTCTCAATAAAGGGTTTATAATATGGCAGCAACCAAATATGATTTTGATATAGAAAAAGGATCATCATTTAAAATTAGCTTAATTTACAAAGACTCTGAGGGAAATCCGGTCAATTTAACTAATTGGTGCGCTAGATTGGTATGGAAAACAAACTTAAATATTACTCAATCTTTTTCCACAGATAATTTAGACACAAGTTTATATAAATTTTTCATAGATGGCGCAATAGGCAAACTTACCCTACTTATTCCGTCTCATACTACTAATGGATTTAATTTTAAAAGCGCTAAATATGATCTAGAATTACAAAGTCCAGACGAATTATATCTTGGCGGAGGTAAATATACAAAGCGTATATTATACGGTGTAATTAATGTTGTTGGAAGATATAGTGGATCATCAGACGAATTGGAATGCCAAGATGAGTAATTTTTATATTGATATTATTGATAGACCAATATATTATATTGAAATTGAAACTTCTTTTGGTACAAACGGATCAAATATAGAGATAGAGCGCTTTGGAGACGTTAATTTAGAATTAATTAATACCGAAAGAGTTTTGGCTAGTGATTTACCAGATGATATACCCATAAGTAAAATAGTGGGCAATCTTTCCATAGAAAGAATAGATTTTGGTACAGTTCATGGCGTAGGTTCTGTTGGATTAAATCATTATCTAGATAATTATGAATTTGATTGTGGGTCACCTTAACAAATAACACGGAGTTTTCAACATGGCCGTCAATACATTAATTCAAGTTCGCAGAGGCACTTATACAGAATGGAATACTGCTAATCCGACTCTAGCAGCGGGTGAAATTGGATATATAACCACTGGCACAGATGCTGGCAAATTTAAGATTGGTGATGGAACCACACAATGGAATAGCTTGGGCTATGCTGCTGTGGCTCCTGGTGATCTTACAGAAAATATTCAAGATATTATTGGTACCAATGTTGTGGCTGGTAGTGGCATTAGTGTTAGTTATAACGACACGAACGGTAATACAACTATTAGTCTTCAGGATCCAACAATTCAAGTTGCTGATATTACTGATCTCACAGCAACAGCAGCAGAAATCAATGTTTTAGATGGAGTAACAGCGAGCACCACCGAACTAAATTATGTGGATGTTACAACAGCTGGTGTGGCCCAGGCCAGCAAAGCACTTATATTAGATGCTTCAAAAAATATTAGTGGTATTTATGATCTTGGAATAGAACATGCTATTACAATTGGTAAAACTGGTTCTTATAACGGACAACTCTCCGTAAAGGACCTTAATGGTGATACAGTTTTTAATTTCCTAGGTTCCGAAGGCGGAGGCTCCACACTGGACACAAACGCTGCGGTTAGTTTTACTAATGGCACAGAATCCACAAGCACAAGCACAGGCGCATTAAAAGTAACTGGTGGAGTTGGCGTTGGTGGTAATCTACATGTTGGTGGAAATTTAGTGGTTAATGGATTAACCACAACAGTTAATAGTACTACTGTTACTATTGATGATCCTATTTTTACACTCGGCGGAGACACCGCACCAGGTTCTGATGATAGCAAAGATAGAGGTATAGAATTTAAATGGCACAATGGCACAGTCTCTAAAGTTGGATTTTTTGGTTTTGATGATAGTACTGGTAAATTTACCTTTATTCCTGATGCTACTAATTCTAGCGAAGTATTTAGCGGTACCACAGGCGAGATTGATGCTAAAATTGATTGGACCAATGTTAATAGTAAGCCAGATCCTGTTGTAACAGTAACACTAACTGGCGAAGTGACTGGTACTGGTAGCGTCACATTAACAGATCTTGCTAGCGGCACTGCTACTATTAACACCACCATATCAGCAAATAGCGTGGCTCTCGGCACAGATACTACTGGCAATTATGTTGCAAGCATAACAAACGGTAGTTATATTACAGGAGGCGACGGCGGAAGCGAAGGAGCAGCATTAACTCTTGCTGTTGATGCTACTGCTAATAACACTGCTAGTAAAGTTGTGGCCCGTGATGCTAGTGGTAATTTTAGTGCTGGTACAATTACCGCTACTCTTAGTGGAACTGCTACTAATGCTAATAATATAGCTATTACTACTAATACCACAAGCGCTACTACTTATTTAACATTTGTTACTGGCACAGGAGGTAACCAAGCAGCTTATGTTAATGCTAATCTTAATTTTGATGCTGCTAATAATTATTTAAATGGATCATCAACAACCACCCCAACAATAACACTAAGGTATTTTAAGATAGATGGTGGCACACCATAATAAACTAGACAATTTTAAAGTATGATCTAATATAATTTAGGAATTTAGTATGGGTACTTATGGCCGCTTTAAATCAAATACAATTAAGAAGAGGTTCAGAATCTTCATGGGAAACAGCTAATCCTACTCTTACCGCTGGTGAGCCAGGATTTGTTACCGATTCTAATAGACTAAAAATTGGTGATGGAACCACACCATGGAATGATTTGGACTATATAAGTTCAGAATCCTATAGCTTAGTCACAACAGTATTTAATAATACTGGCAATCCTATACCTAAAATGACCGCTGTTTATATAAATGGTGGCCAAGGAGACCAGCCAACAGTTGCTTTAGCTATAGCTACTAGTGATCCTACTAGTGCTGGCACATATGGTGTGACAGCAGAAGCTATTAGTAATATGAGTCTGGGCAAAGTAATAGTATTTGGTTCGTTACATAATTTAAATACAGACCAGTTTAATCCTACCGCTCCTACTGGAAATGTTAACGGCACAACATTGTATTTGAGCCCCACAGTTGCTGGAGGATTAACAGCCACTAAACCTAGCGCTCCTAATCATATTGTTGCAATAGGAACCATAATTCGTACTCATCAGACTGAAGGTATCATAGAAGTTAGAGTTCAGAATGGATTTGAACTTGATGAATTGCACGATGTTGCTATCGGTGGGGTAACAGGAGGAGAGTTTTTATACTATGATGGAGCTACTAGTTTATGGAAGGCTAATCCTAATTTGCTTAGTAGTGGCTCTAATATTGGAGTAGGCATTTCTAATCCGTCATCAAGACTTGTGGTAAAAGGATCTGGTACTACTAGCGCCACATCTTCGTTAAATATTACTAATAGTAGTGACTCATCATTATTATTTGTGAGAAACGATGGTAAAGTTGGAATAGGAACAGCTTCTCCACAAGATTTACTTAATATCAGTGGAAGTCAAACTACTATTAGACTTAATAATAGCTTAAGTTATGACACCCAATTAAGACTAATAGATAGCGCTAGTGATTGGAGTGTTGGTATCAACCAGGGTAACTCTTTAGCTTCTGGAGTATTTGCTATACGATCAAATACTGCTGGATCTAATAGATTTGTGATCGATGCTAGCGGCAGAGTCGGAATTGGTAGCACAGCACCACAGGCCGGATTCATTCTTGATGCTAATGGAAGCGCAGTAATTAGAGGATCTATATACCTAAATAATAGTTTAATAGAATTTAATAATAGTAGATTTCAATTAAATGCGGCCGCAACTTCCACCTCCCACAGCTGGGTTTGTAATGGAGGAGCTAATTTTGGAATTGGTACATCAACTCCAGCAGCCAGATTAAGCGTAGCCGGTTCAATGGATAGTGGCTCTAGTATGAATGCGGTAGCAATCCAAACTTCTATTGGCTCATCTAGCACGAATGGACTAAGTAATTCTGCATTATATATTAATCCAACATTTTCTACAAGTAACAGCAATGTTGCTAATATATATGGCTTATTAGTTTCACCATCCCACGCAGGAACATATACAACCACTAATAGCTATGGATTGTATGTTAATGCAGCTTCTGTTACTAGCGGGACCATAACCAACAATTATTCCGCAACATTTATGGGAGGCAATGTTGGAGTAGGCACAGCATCTCCCTCATATTTGCTAGATATAAATGGCACCACAAGAAGTTCTATTTTTAGAGCCGGAGCCGGAACAACAGATGCTTTAATACTTCAATCTAATGGTACTGGTAGTAGTAGCAGAACAATAACATTACAACCAAGATCTTTGGCCGGTACTCGCACAGTACATATTCCTGGTGAAAACGCTGATGTTGCTTTAACTTATAATGGTAGTGCTATTACCGCAGGATATACCGTTAATCAATCTATGGGTACAATTAGAAATAATCTTGGAGATCCATCTGTTGAAGAAAGCGCACTATTTCATGCAGAGTTTTTTAATCAATTAAGATTCATTAGTCCATCGCTACAAGAAGAATCATCAGATGGCGGTACAACATGGGCCACATCAACAAGAATGTCCGCCGCTAATCTTGGAGACTTGATGATAGGAGAAGGCCAAGGTACTAATGTTAATATACTTCCCCAAGGCGCTAGTTCGCCCATAGCATATAGATTAACTTGGGATACCTCAGTAAGTTCTATGGGTAATGGATATTTTTGGTTTAATCATCTTTATATATATTGTTCTACTAACGGAAATACTGTTACATTCACTATTGATGCATACCACAATACCAATGGTTGGACCCAGATAGCCACAGGCACAACTAGTAATTGGCCGGGACATGTTTCAATTAAGCATAACACTATAGCTTATAATGTAAACAATGCTGGTTTATATGGAAAAGTTCGCATAACATTTACCTCAACAACGGTTAGTCAGCCGGTTCAGCTCTATAACATAGAGTGGTTTGGTGGATATCCTGCTGGCAGGCGCAATGCTGAAAGTTATGACAGAAACAAAAATGCTACTTTTCCAGCTGCTATAAATGCAGTTAGTGGCTTTAGAGTTAATGGATCCGCAACCTCTGCACAATATTTAAGAGGAAATGGTACTAATTTTGTGTCATCAGCAATACAAGCTGCTGATGTTCCAACGCTTAATCAAAATACAACTGGTTCAGCAGCAACACTAACTACCACCAGAACATTATGGGGTCAAAATTTTAATGGCAGCGCCAATGTGATTGGAAAAATTTCTTCTGCTACAGATATAGAACAAAGTTGGGGTGATCATAGAATTGGAATGTTCTATGATAATAGCTATAGACTCGGTATGAATTTTAATAGCGGTGGTCGTATATTAAATATTTTTTCTACAACTCTTGGAGACGGAGCTGGAGCTATAACGTTCTCTACAAGGTCTGGCGCTGGCTCTAGCAATACCGATTACGGCACAGAGCGAGTGAGAATTTTATCTAATGGTAATGTTGGTATTGGCACAGCATCTCCAGGTTCCACATTAGAAGTTAATGGACAAATTCGAGTAAGTTCTGCAAATAATACCGCAAATGGCGGCGGACAACTATATCTTAATGGTGCCACAGGGAACAGAATTGATTTTAATATTAATGGCTTCGCGGCACCGTCATTTACTACAAGAAGTGTTGGAACTAAAATTGTATTATATCCAGCAGTAAATGCTACTAATGTGGATTATGCCATAGGTATCGACGCTGGAGTACTTTGGAATTCTGTTAATCTTACTACGAGCAGTTTCAAGTGGTATGCTGCAACAACCAATATCGCTACTCTTGATGGTACGGGCGTACTAACCGTCGCTGGCTCAACAAGCAGAATTAATGTGGATAATCTTAGATTAGATGGAAACACGCTGAGTTCCACTAATACTAATGGTAATATTATACTAAGCAATGATGGCACCGGAGCATTACAAAGAGATAGTGGCGGCAATGCTAGAGGAGCAAACGCTGTCGATTTACAGAAAACTAGATCTGTAGCAACACAAGTAGCAAGTGGACAAGATAGCACTATAGGTGGAGGACAACTTAATACTAGTAGCGCATATGTTTCTACTATCGCAGGAGGCAAATTTAATACCGCATCAGGAAGCTACTCTGTTATTGGCGGAGGAGGAAGTAATACTGTGACCTCTTTGCATTCTACTATAGGAGGAGGAAATAATAATATCATCAACGTTACCACTGCCAATAACTATGGCGGTCACACCATAGGCGGTGGTAGAAACAATATTATTAATGATACCAATACTGCTTCTTCTTACTTTTACCCTAATACAATAGCTGGTGGATACAGCAATAGTTGTAATGCTTCATTCTACGGAGCCTCTTTTGTTGGAGGAGGCAGAAACAATTCTAACAACGGAACATATTCTGTTATTGGTGGTGGAAATGAAAATTTCATAAATGCTAATATGTATAACGGCACTATATGTGGAGGACATTCAAATGCTATACAGTCTAGTTACTCCACAGTATGTGGAGGACTTAATAATATAGCGAGCAATGCTGGTAGTTCAGTATTAGGAGGAGGATCTAATACTGCTAGCGGCACATATAGCAGCATTATTGGTGGATTCAATGGTAAAACAAGACTATTGGGAGAAGTTGCTCATGCGATTGGGGGTTTTGCAAACAAGGGAGATGCCCAACACAGCATATTTATAGTTAGACGAACCACAACAGATGCTACAGCCAATGTTGTTTTAACACTAGATGCAGCAACGCCTGGCGCTGATAATAGATTAATTTTACCAGCTAAAACCACCTGGAGTTTTGAGATCAAACTTAGTGCATATAACGATACCGACAGCGCTGGCGCAGCATGGAATATTACCGGTGGCATACGACGAAATGGAGCTAACGGAACCGTTCTCACAGGAACTAACACAACTAGTTCATGGGCAGAGGGCGCTATGGGTAGCGCTAGTGTTAGCGTTGTTGCCGATGATACTAATGAAGCATTAGAAATAAGAGTAACCGGTATAGCAGCTAAAAATATAAGATGGGTTGCTGTTGTTGATGTTAGTCAAGTTAGCTATGGGACTCCATAGTTGACAACTTTCATTGCATAAAGTAATATATCATATGAAAAACTTCTTTTTTATTAGCGGTCTTCCTCGTAGCGGAAGCACATTGTTGTGCAATATATTAGCTCAAAATCCAGAGTTTTTTGTTAGCAAAGCAACCAGCGGATGTCATGATGTGCTTTTTGGAGTAAGAAATCAGTGGGATACCCTAATAGAACACAGAGCAGAAGGCGTGGACTATGATCAGTTAAAAAGAGTATTGCAAAATATTTTAAATAGTTACCACTCTACTGACAAGAACATGATTATAGACAAGGGACGAGGATGGTTAAGTCTTATAGAAATGTTAGAATTTATTTTTGGATATGTTCCTAAAATTATTGTGCCGGTAAGAAATTTAACCGAAATATTCAGTAGCTTTGAAAAGTTATGGCGCAACACTACTGGTCAAACCCAATGGAATTTTGAAAAAGAAGATTATTTTAAAAGCCAAACAGTAGAGGGACGGTGTGATATATGGGCCAATCAAAGTCAAGTGGTTGGACTAGCATACAACCGAGTCAAAGACGCTATTAGTAAGGGATATGGCGATAAGTTGCATTTTGTAGAATTTGATCAGTTAACAAAAAATCCTTTACAAACTATGAAATCTATCTATAATTATTTGGGTATATCCTATTATGACCATAATTTTAATTATGTTGAACAGGTAACCAAAGAGGATGATGAGGGAGTTCACAGAATACCAAATCTTCATACTATTCGCTCAAATGTACTTCCTGTTCCTCATGATTCAGTACAAATTTTAGGAAAAGATTTAGCTCAAAAATATAGTAATCTAGAAATATGGAGAAAATAAAATGAGTATACTAGAAAATAATCCTTCGGAGGCTCCCACTCAGTCTCAAGTCATAGCTAACGATATTATAGAATCTACGCGTAGAACATTTATGATGATGAAGAATGCATTTAATGCAGGTTCATTAACGTTCTGGAATAATCCTGGCGCAACCCCCACAGAGATAGCTCAGGCTCTTGGACAAAACGCCAAAGAAGTATTCCAGTTACATTATGCTCTAGGACAATTTCTTGCTGGTATAAAACCAGATAGTATTTCTAGAGGCATGGAAGTTGTTGGACAGTTTACGATCAATGAGGACGGCACAGTAACCATCCTAGAAAATACAACTCCTAGTGATTCCACCACCGATCAATCTTAGAAATCTGACTACCAGTATCCGAATACTCGTTAGTCATTTGACCAATTAGAAACGGTTTTGATGCGTAAGCTTGTATTATATTCTGCCTATGCAAAGAGCCATATGCATAATCCACATGATATTTATTTCTGGTTAAATATTTAATCCAAAAATTTTTATCATTAAAATGAACTAATATTTTGTCCGCCACTTCTTTATTACTAATAATATAACAATGGGTTCTATTGATATTTGTTCCTTTTACCACAAATGGATTTACATTAATTGGTTTTTGTAAATGTTGTCCCCCTAAATATAATTGATCCCAGTCTGGCGGAAGATTATTAGATAATGTTTCTAATTTGTCATAAAAATTATCACAAAATATAGCATCATCTTCTAGTATCATTGTGTTTGTATAGTCATGTTGGCTGATTTGCTGTAAAATCATAGAGTGCGACATAAAGCACCCGTACGCCCCTTTTAAATTTTGGTTCCACCATAGGGGCAATTCTATATTATGACCGTCCACAGCATCTAATGGCGTTATATCGCTAGGCTGCCAGCAATTTGGCAATCTATCAAAGAATTTTTGTAATTTATTTGGTCTTTTTTTTAGTAAGCTAATAACAAAAATTTTATCGAATTTTATCATAAATAACCGTTTAATATCTAAAGGTGTACTATGTAAATATACACAAGGAGATGGTATGAGCTGGCAATTAGAAGTTCCTATTTTAATACGATCATTTATTAATGATTTTGATGATCAGCCAAATTATAGTGATGAAAGAATATTACAATTGTCACTAGTGGCTGCTCAACATACTATATTAGATATTGAATTCAATAATTCATACTCTGTAGATATTATTAATCAAACTATTAGTCCGGACCCCACTATAAATAGAGATAATACATTTATCGGTTTCGTTGCCCTAAAATCTGCTTGCTTATTAGATCAAAGTTCTTTGCGAACCAGAGCATATCTAGAGGGCGTGAATGTAACCTTGGGGCCAGCAAAATTAGATGTTGCATCTGGTATTGCAGGATTTAAAACACTGCTCGAACAAGGTCCTTGTAAAATGTATGAACAGCTTAAAACTCAATATGTTTTAGGAGATGCTTCAAGAGTCAAAGCAATACTAAGTCCATTTGTTGGCAATAACTTTGATCCTCAAATGCTTAATACTGGTCCATCAGATTATAGAAGAATAGATACTACTATAACCTAAGAGAAATAATATGAGTATTTTACTAAAAAGAAACAGCGTTCCTGGAACTATACCATCTCCACAAGAATTAGCATCTGGCGAAATAGCTATTAATACAGCTGATGCTGCTCTTTATACAAAGAAAGAAAACGGAGATGTTGTTTTACTAGCTTATGACAGTTCACTACCGGCCCCGGTAACAGTCCCTTGGTCTGCTATTACTGGAGAGCCATCATCATTCACCCCTTCTGCTCATACGCATAATCCATCTGATATAACTGGCACAGCTGTAATAACCACTGACCCCAGATTATCAGACAACAGAGATCCTAACCCACATTCTCATGATTGGTATAGTCTTGATATTACTAACAAACCATTGATAGATAATAATGGAGACAATTGGAGATTTGTCGCTCCTGCCCAAGCCGGATCCGTAGAGTTGATAAGCCACTCTGCTAATTATTTTGTGAGAGTTAGTGAGGGCGGCCCTGCTCAAACCATAGGTACTCTAGTTAAGGGTCCAATTACTATACTCAATAGCGCAAGCACAGGAATTAATGGATCTATTACTTTTCCTGATGCTACCACACAAACCACAGCATATACTGGTTTAGTGGCTCATACCCATCCCACATCTGATATCACTGGCTTAGATTCTGCAATTAGCGATATACAAACAGATATTTCGTCTTTAGAAACTAATAAACAGGATGCTGGCGATTATTCTTTATCTGACCATGATCATAGTTATCCTAACTTTTTAACAAAAATAGGCACAGACGCAGCAATAAACATTCCATCTGAATCAAATCCGGACGGTATCTCAAGCATGGGTATTACGGCTGTTGGCTGGGCTGCTTGCAAATCAAATACTACAGGTTGGCAAAACACGGGCATAGGAAATATTGCGTTATTAGATAATACAACAGGGCAGGCTAATACTGGTATAGGCAGTTTATCTTTGCAATATACTACTACAGGATCATGGAATAGTGCTACTGGAATTGGTTCTGCAAGAAATAATACTACAGGCATAGAAAATTCAGCATTTGGAGCAGTTTCCCTGTATAGCAATACCACAGGATCAAAAAATACCGCACTAGGACACGCAGCATTGTGGAATAATACGGTTGGAAGCAATAATATTGCAATAGGCTATGCATCAGAAGTTTTTTCTACAAACTACAATAATTGTATAATTATAGGATCAAATGCTACAGCATACAGAAGTGGAGATTTTGTTCTAGGTAGCTCTAGTAATCCTATTATTGTGTCAACTACTGTTGGCACAGCAGGCACAGCAGACTCTTTACCCGCAAGTCCTTTGGGATATTTAGAAATTAGATTAAATAGCACACTAGTTAAAATTCCTTATTATAGAGTTTAAATATGATTAATATAGATATTAATAATGGTATGACTATAGAAAAAAAGATTTCTGCCATGATAGATTCTAGAGATTTAATTAATCAAATTCTAGATACATATTATGGAACTGACAAAGAGAAAGAGGATGTACAAAGGAATTTGGATCATATAAACCAATGGTTATCTAATCCAGAAATCTTGTCAAATCTTACAGAAGAACTATTATCAAGTATGAATGATACCATACTAAGATCTCAAGGAGTATTACAATGAATGTGGAAATTGCATTAGCTTTAGTGGATAGAGTTTGTGGCATGGCAGCTTTAAACAGAGAAGATCATATAAAGGTTGCTCAAGCTATAGAATTT